AATTCCCCCTTTTTGTCGTAGTAGTTCTGCATGCTAATAATCTTCTTTATTGATGGGAGCTAACTCCATCATCATGTTATCAATTTTTTTTTGAATAGACGTGGTCTTGACAACTCGAGAGTAAGTAGTTTTAAATTTGCTCTCAAAAATACTAACTAGTTGCTTATACCGTACAGCAAAGGCGCAAAGCTGCGAGAACTCATAAGGCATATTTTGGTTTAAAAAATCAATAGCCTTGTCTGTGTTGCCCCCTTCAAACTCTTCAAGGTCTAGAACACGCTCCTTAACAGTAGGGTATATCGCAGCGTTTGCAATGTCTTGTTTGCCTACTGTCTCATAGCCTGAAAATTGCTGATCTTCTAAAATATAGTATGTATAGCCTTTTTCTTGGTGGCTACTTACCAGCTCTAAGTCGTAAAAATTAAAATCTGCCAACCTCCATGTTAAAAACTGTGCTTTCACCTCTCTTTTAAGCTGGCTAACTGTTAAGCCAATGTTCAAGTCAAGAACTTTCGCAATAGCTGCATAAAGACTTTTGTTTTCAAAGTTGTTTCTTTGATCTATTTTGTTTATTTTTGTTTTAGTAATCATGTTGTTAGTTTTTTATGGTGATAAATATCCTTAAGTAGTTAGTTAGAACCTAGCTACTTTTTTTATTTTTATAATGCTTTTTTTAGGTTGACTGCTTTTTCTTTTCTAGCATTTGCGACCAATTGCCTTAGTACCATTCCTTTCGCACCTTTTGCAATACCGTCTTCTTGCAGTTCCTTAGCTTCTTTATTTAAAAACTCGTTATCTTCTTTAGATAACTTGAAAGATGTACTCTCGTTAACTCCCAAATGTACCTCTATGGTTAAGTCTTGTATTTTCATGTTTTTTTCTATTTAAACAACCCCTAGCGTATTACTAGGGGCTTTGATTTTAATGAGATTAAAACAACCTCACTTACTGCGTGACAACTAGTGGACGAATTGGGACTCGAACCCAACACCGCATGTATTAGTGTGCACACTATAACGGTAGTCAACCCTCTTTTTCGCCCATCTTGTTAATACAAACATAATACAAAAGTATTAACAATGCAAATGTTTTATTGAAAAAGATTTAAAAATAAATAGAATTAACCTATTTATGGAGGTTTGGAGCATAAAAAAAGTGCTAAAGACTTGTTAGTCTAAAGCACTTTTGAATAATATTATTTATAGACAAGCTATAAAAGAACAAAATCCCAACACTACCAATGTTGAGATTCTGTAAAATTCTTTGTTTTAGATTTTTTAAGCTGCAACGCTAAGAGATTCTAATCTAATAGTTAAAAACACTTTTAGTGTGCTTTTGTAATACAAATATAATATTTTTTTAGGAATAATCAATCGTTTCAACATCTTTAACGTTCCCCCAAATATAGGTATTGGTTTCCTCTATAACTTCAACTAACACTAAACTATTTTGAGTTGGTGGAATTACTGCCTCCTGGTTAAGTTCGTTTAGCTTTGCCCCTATCGCATAATAGTCTTGATCTTTGGGGCTGTCATATTCTTTAGTAGGCTGAAACTTAACTAAAGGATATTGCTCTAATATTGCAAAAGTTACCGCCCCTATACCTAAGGCTATTATTATTGTCATAGGTGTCATATTAGTTTGATTTTTGATTTAAACGGAATGCTTTGCTTCTACACTTTGGCTCACAATACTTACTGTCATCTCTTGTATATTCGTACGACTTACCACAACAGTTACAGTTACGTTTACGAACACCATTATAGTCTTTAAATGTTGCTGCTTTGCGTTCTGTTTGTGCAACTAACGTTTGTTTTTGTTCCGTTACATTATGCGTTACGTTATTGCCTAGAGCATTAGGATTAATAGTGCGTTCGCTTGTTCCGTCCTGTTGCGTTCGCTTTGCAATTGGGTTCGCCTGTTTCTCTAAATTGCTATGCTTAAGATAATAGTACATAACGCCAAACGCTAAGAGGAACGCTAACTCTATTGCTAAAGAAACGCAACCATAAATATTACTATCTGTTTCTATTTTGGCGTTGTAGGTAGCAATAGCAGCAATATGTTTTTGTGTGGCTGTCTGCTCTAAATTATTATTGCTGATCCTAGCTAAATCTAAAGACTTAATCTTTTCTGCCTCTAATGTCTTTTTGCTATCCATGAGAGCATTGTAAGGAACACGGATCAATTTACTAGAAGACAATCGCCAGCCACCTGCTTCTTTAGGTTTACGGTTAGCCATCCAAAAAGCCTGTATTTCTGCCTCCTTATTAGCAATAACTAAATCGCGCTCCTTTGCCAATTGGACTAAGTCTACCAATACGGGCAAATCCTTTACTGGCTTAGCAATAATTTCTTTAGGCAAAGCAGTTGCTCCCTTGTAGGAAATAAAAATAGATGCCCCTTGCATAACTACCAATATACTTAAGGCAAATAACCCCTTATTGATAGCCAATTCTTTTGCACTCCATCGTTTAGCTCCCTCAATTACCAATGCAATAACAGCAACTAGTCCAATACAAACAAATAGATTGAAGTTAGAGAGCCAATTGAATAACATATACACCTCAGTGAAGCCCGAAGCGATTTGACAGGCAATAGATAGTATTAGTGCTAAAATATAAATAGGGTAGGCTCTTAAGCGAAAAGGTTTAGCAGTAAACAGGTGGTCTGTTTTGCTATCAATTGAGCTAATGATAGTTTCTTCTTTGTAGAGCTTAGTTTTTAAATCAAAAATGTTGTTCATAATATCGGAGTTTAAAAGTAAATAAAAAAGGGTGTACCCTCCGACAAGTACACCCAACCCTAACCAAAATCAATTAGTTATTATTGTTAACGTGTCGGAGCCGCTATGTATTTTTTTTTGTTTTATTTCTTTGTGAGTTCTACTATTTTAAGCGCAAAGCCTACATTAAATAATATACCTTCTACAATTAGTTCAGCCAGTTTTTCAGCCTTTTTGTCTTGCAATTCCAAGTCAAGCGCAAAACGTATAGCAATGTCTTTTTGCATTTGCTCAGTAATTTCTAGGCTGCTAAATTCTTTGTATCTTTTTATAAGCCTAGGTAATTTTAGCGCATTATCAGTTAGTGCTATTGTTTCCCAAATAGTAAATTTCTTGTCTTCAATACCTTTTAGTATTTCAGCTGCTAATTCTGTGATCCATTCCGCCCAATCTTCTAATATATTCATGCTAAATTTTTTAAGTTAAATATTGAATGAAACATAAATATACACAAATACGTTGATAAATTCAAAAAGTTTTGTACTTTCAATAAAAATTGAAACAAATATTCATAATATGGCAGGTGCCCCAACTAAATACAAGGAAGAATACAACGAACAGGCTTATAAGCTTTGTCTGTTAGGAGCTACTGATGAAGAATTAGCAGTTTTTTTTGAGGTTTGTGAAGCTACAATAAATAACTGGAAAATCGATAAGGCTGAATTTTTAGAGTCCATAAAAAGAGGTAAGTTAATTGCAGATGCAGAAATGGCAGAATCTTTATATAAGAGAGGTCGTGGCTTTGAGTATACCGAAGTAAAGGAAGAAGAGAGTGAAGCAGGCTATAAGACAACCAAAACCACTAAATACTACCCCCCTGATACTGGGGCTGCTTTTATTTGGCTAAAAAACAGACAGCCTAAAAAATGGAGAGACAAATCAAGTATAGACTTAAATATTGATAAAGACACCCTAACAGATGAAGAGCTGAATAAACAAATAGAGCGGTTTGAAAAAAGAAAATAAATATCAATACTATCAACTTTTACTAGAAAGAGAGAGGCGAAGGTCTAAAGTGAATTTTTTTTCTTTTTTGCGCCACTTATCTCCTCCTGAATTTACATGGAATTGGCATCATGAGTATTGTTGCAAAATATTACAGGATTGGATTACTACAGACAAACACCCTTTTTTGATGATCTTTATGCCCCCACAACATCAAAAATCAACAATGATGACCGAGTTTTTGCCAGCTTGGGCTTTTGGGCAAAATAAAAATTATCAGGCTCTCTTGATAATGTATAATAGTACACAAGCTAAAAAATATAACAGAAAAATACAGAGAATAATGGATAGTGAGGAGTATAAAATAATATTCCCACATACTAGGCTCAATGAAAAAAGAGTGGTTAATAATGACAAAGGCTCTTATGTTAAGAATAGTGAAGAGTTTGAAATAGTTGGAGGGCGTGGTTTTTTAAAGACAGTTGGAGTTGGAGGTGGTATTGCGGGCAATCCTGCTAAACTTGCATTTATGGATGATGTAATAAAAAACGTAGCAGAGGCGAATAGCGAAACATATAGAGAGAGGATTTATGAATGGTACACTGATGAATTAGAGTCAAGGTTGCACAATGACTCTAAAGTAGCATTTACTATAACAAGACGTCACGAAGATGATTTAGCAGGCAGGCTAATATTAAGAGATGGAGTTGTAGAAACAGGAGGCAAATGGAAAGTGATTAAGTTGCCAGCTATTAAAGAAAATAACAGCAACCCCAATGACCCTAGAGTTTTAGGAGAAGCATTATTCCCTAAATTGCACAGTATAGATCGATTAGAATACATTAGAGACAAAGAGCCAAGGACATTTGCAGGCTTATATCAGCAAGAGCCTAAAGTTAAAGGCGGAGATATGATTAAAGGAGAATGGTTTGAAATAAAAAAACCTTTTGAGTTGCCTTTTAATATGGAGACTGTAATTTGGGATGGATTTATTGATGGCGCTTGGACTGAAAGCAAAAACAATGATCCAACAGCAACGGGTTATTGTTATTATGACAAAAAAGAGAAAGTTTTATATATAAGGAAAATAGATGATTTTAGAAAAACAATATCTAAAGCGGTTCAATATGTATCTATTGAAGCAGCAGAGAATGGTATAACGCCTAAAAGTAGTTTTTTTATAGAAATGAAGTCAAGTGGACCAGCCTTTAAAGAGTATTTGTTTAAAAAAGGGTTTAACTGTTCAAGGGTAGCTAATAAACACGTTGCACTGGGGAAAACAACCAGAGTTGAGCAAAGTGAGCCATCTTTAAGGAGTGGAAGAGTTGTGCTTATAGATCAAGGAAACTGGATAAAACCATTTATTCAACAATGTGAACAATTCCCCAATGGGAAGCATGATGATAAGGTGGATATATTAACTTATATGATTCATAAATATTTGCTTCAAAAAAATAGAAGGGGCGTAGAATATACATAAAAATGATAGAATTAAAAACAAATATAACCAATAAGAGCATAAGTCCCAATGTAGCTGCCTATGTATTAGCTCTAAAATACTTATGCAGTATAGATGAGTTAACAAAAGAAAAAGTTTTTGAAGGAATAGAGGGGTTGAGCGCAGGTAATAAGAGTAATTTTTTAAAACAAATCCATTCATTACCCCTTGTTCATAGCTCTTTAGACAAAAAAGAAAGAACAACCTTGAACATGATTTGGAGGGCATTAGAACAGCGATCTGCAAAAAATAAAAATTGCAAAGATATATTACCAACCCCTGATAACGTGTCAGTTGAGTTCGTAAAAATGAGCAGTCCTAACCAATTGACACACAGGTACGAACTTAGGGTGTTTTGCCCTCTAGGTGTTACTTGCGATCTTGATAAGATAATATGCACTATTGGGCAACAAGAAGTTACTGCTAACAGACTAGGTGTGTACAACAATAAGGTTGTTTATAGCTATGTTTACTTCCAAGTTGCCAATATACCAACTAAACCAATAACAGTTAACTGTAATTTCAAAGACAAAAACGACAGCTCAATAGCTAATTTAGACATTAACTACACCTTTTAATTTCAAAACTTTCAATAATATTTGAAAGTAGAAAGAAAAACGATTATATTTGTTTGCAATGATTTGATTTTAATAAACTAAACCTTAAAGATATGTCTTTTAATTGCCCTTGTCCTAACACAGACCCATTAACAACCATTGAGGCTAGTGACTGCGTATTTCGATTAGACCAAATTGCTCGTTTTGCAGCAGCTAAGGCAGGTCAAATTATATTTGATACTGTTACTCCAGCAAGTTCTGTTCCTGTGGTTGCAGGCGATCCTACTCTAGAAGCAGGATGGACGGCATTAAGAGCAGCAGTAGATGACACTAAGGTTGTTCTAACGCCTGTTATTGGGGCAAACCCTGTAGTTACTGCTGGCGAAGCTTCTACAATTGGAGGTGGTGATAATTCAACTTTCAATGGTATTGTACAAGTTACGCAAAAACAACCTTCAACCTTTGCTGCGCAATTTACTGACATTACACCAGACCAAGAGACACAACTACAAGCATTAGGCTGTAATAATATTGCTGTATTTATTATTACTAGAGATGGTCGTATTTGGGGGCAGCAATTAGCAGCGGACAAATTATCACCAATCCCTGTTTATGCTTGGTTCGTAGGAGATAGAGGTTCTGAAGGTTTCGGAACTCGCAACACTAATGCCGTTAGTTTCTCGCTTGCGCCTGATTGGTCTAACACATTAGCTTATGTAACACCTAGCGATTTTAACGCTATTACATTCTAAACCTTATGGCAAAGAAGAAAAAAGACATTCAGACCGCAATATTAGTTAATAGTAGTGGAGTTGAACATGAGTTTAGCGTTTCCCAAGCTTTAGCAATATTGCGATCTGATATAAAAAAATATAACCGTTTTAAAAACTGGTCACCACTACCAGGAGGAGAGTGGGAATTTACAGCCAATGAACTTGTTCAAAGAACTAAACAACTCGCAGATAATAAAACTGCTAAAGAGTCCTGAAAACTCTTACGAGATAGAAAAAGGTAGAAGTTATGAGTCTAAACTTAGGCTCATAACTGATCCTTATTTGGAGCAAGAAGCCAAACAAGAGGAGGCTTATAAGGAGTTGGTTCGTGATATGGCTCAAATTATACACGCTGATAAGATCGATCGAGTTTTAAAACACATGATCTACCCTTTGCCTGTAACGGCTATTACTGGCGAGATTTTAAGAGACATAAACAGAGTTTTTGAGGGCAGGAACAAGCATTTTTCAGTTAATAGCGATAGTCAGTCTCAGCAAAAAAATATAGATGATTACCTGTCTAAAGTAAATGCTAAGGCTTTCATTGAGAAGTACGGAAGGATTGTATTAAAGAATAAGCCAAATTCTGTAATAGTACTAGACAGGAGCGAAGAAAAAGGCGCTTATCCTATATTGGTAGATAATGATAGGATATTAGATTTTGATATAGACCATGATGGCAAGTTCCAATACATAAGCTTTCTACATAGCGAACACTCAGAAAAAGGTGTGAAAACTAAGTACATTGCTTTCTATGATGCTTATAAGTATAGGGTATTTAAGTCTATTGGTGGTAATATTACAGCAACCCCCGAAATAGAAGTTTCACACAACTTAGGCTATTGTCCTGCTCGGTCATTTATGACAGAGGATGCAAATAGTAAAACCAAGTTTAGAAAGAAAACTCCACTACTAACCGTATTAGGTAGCCTTTTACATTGGACTACTTACGATGCTGGCAAAAGATACATAGACAACTATGTTCCTTACCCAATTATAGAAAAGGCTATTAGTGCGTGCAATAACGAAGATTGCAACGGTGGTTTTATCTACAGGGATGCAGAAACATCTGTGTACAATGCGAACACAGGCGAAACAGCTATAACTGTTAATACATCAAAAACAGCTTGCCCAACTTGTGCAAAATCTTCTTTGTTAGGACCAGGTACCACAGTTAATATTGATCCTACCGATAATAAAGAGGATTTAGATGCTAGAGGGATATTTAAGTTCATTATCCCTGACACTAGTAGTTTAGAGTATATCCAAAATATACTAGACCAGATAGAATTAAAATCTCACTTGAAAGCCACAGGAATGGACGGCATGATAACCAAAGAAGCTGTTAATTCAGATCAGGTCAAAGGCTCATTTGAACGTGCTAAATCTGTATTGTTGGGTATTAAGGTTCAATTAGAACTAGCTTACCTATGGATGCTTGAAGGGCTTATAAAACTCCAATTTGGTATAGATGGGGTTTCTATAAATGCAAACTTTGGTACAGAGTGGTACATTCTAACAGAGGAGCATCTACAAAACTTATTTGGCAGTGCTAAAGAAATGGGTTTGCCTGAATCGGAAATAGATGAGATATACTCTATGTTGGTAGAGACCAAGTACAGGAGTAACCCTATGCTTGTAGACCGTTTAAAGACAATCAACGAGCTATCCCCTGCGCCATACGATACAACCGAAGAGGCTATAAGGAAAAAAGAACAAGGGGGGTTGAGTAATGAGGATTTAATTATTAAGTTAAATCTAACACGGTATATAAAACGCTTTGAGCGTGAAAACGGGTCTATCGCTGGCTATGGAGCAAAAGAAACGTATCTAAAAAAAGTCAATTCAATTTATCAACGTTTAAAAGATTACGCAAATGAGCAACGAAATGAAGCAGAATAAGGTGGTAATAATGGACCCGATCAAGCCTAACAAGTTAACAGAGGCTAAAAAGGAATTATCCCAATATAAAGGCATTGAAGCTCCCACAGAGATCAATAATGCAGATATTGGTTATATGCACTTATTGTTAGTTACACCTTTGCAAAATAAAGCAAAGACAGCCTTCAACTATAAGTTGCGAAAAGTCCAAATGACAGTTGCCGCCTATAATCGCTCTAACGAAGAGGTTGCACGCCAAAATAAGATTGTGATCCTATTGCATGATGCAAGAGAAAAAGAAGCTGCAAGCATAGCCAGTGCAATTAGAGAGGAAAAGTTCAAGCAGGCAAGGCTTAAAACTCTATCCCCAGCTGAACAATTGAGCACCGTTCTTAATAACAATAATGAGGTTGCAGCACTCAAAGCAGAATTGGAAGCACTAAAGTCAGCGTTACAAGAGAAAGTAAAGAAATAGAACGTCTTTTTTTAGGCGAGATTTGAAACAAAAATATTCATTTAGTAAAGATATAAAGATATGGAAATCAAGATAGATGACGTGCTAAAAGCGATTACAGACGGAAAGGTAAACGCTAAATCTTTGGCTGGAAAACTAAAAGACATAGATGGAGCAAAAGAAGTATTCAACAACTATGCTACTATCGAAGTGGAAAAACAGCTACCCGAAAAGCTAAAAACAGCAACTAAGGGCTTGTTAGATGAGCTATCTAAGGCAACAGGGGTAAAGATAGAAGAAGGGGAAGATGCTAAAAAATACGGCTCTAGGGTTGCCACTGAGCTAAAAAAAGGTGTTGAGCCTAATGATCGCATTAAAGAGTTAGAGGCAGAATTGGAGAAAACTAAGAATAGCGACAAACTCTACCAACATCTAAAAACCGAAATGAGCAGTTTGAAACAAGATTTTCAGACTCAATTAAAAGCCAAAGACGAGGAGCTAAAAGGCAAGGTTGCCGAAATGGTCACAGCTCGTAAAGAAGCTATTATATCAGCAGATTTTGCACAAATTAAGCGTAATCCTAGTATACCTGAGGTAATTTTTAACGATTGGAAAGCTAACCAAATTAAGACAAGAGCTGAAAACTCTGATTTAGATGAGGCTGGCAATATTCGATATAAAAAAGCAGATGGTTCTTATCACCGTAACAGTGAGTTGGGATATGCTTCTTTAGTGGAAATTATGAAAAGCGATGAATCCGCCAAAGGTTTGTTTGCGGATGCAGCAGGTGGTGGAGCTAGCGATAAGGCAGCCCCTAGTAAAGACGGTGGACAAGGAATCAATAAAAAGGGTACAAAATACACCCTTGAAGGGCAAAAGACAGCAGATGCAGACACTAGGAAAGTTATTTTAGGTGTAGATAGCTTTTCTAGTAAGAGAGAATTTGGCGACAAGTTCGAGGAAGCTATGCGAGATTTAGGAGTACCTTATGGAACAGCAGATTATCAACACCTAGAAGATCAAGCACTAAAAGAATATAATTATTCAGAGCTACCCTCTGGATTATAGCAGATAAAGCCTACCCAATAAGGTAAGGTTGTATTTTTTAATCAATAAATTCAAAAACTAAAACACATGGGTTATTTAACTACAGCCTTACGTTCTCTAAGAGAAAATGGCGTTGGGCGGTTCGACAAACAAGAAAACCGAATGCCTACTTTTGGCATGATCGGGATGATTGAATCAATGACTAGAGCTGAAAACTCTTTGTTTTCAGCGGAACAACTACAAGCCTTTATGGGTTCGTTTGGTCGTGGAACGGAGATCGCTGTCACAGACGTTGAAAACATGACAGTGACAAACACACGAAGCTGCGCACAAGTACCCAACGAGGGAACATCTGAATTAGTTACTCTTAATTGGGGTACTCTTTCAGTAGGTTTTGCTCTATCTCCTTATCAGTTCAATTATAACCAATTGGCATTTGAACAAGAGTTGATGCGCCGTTGGAAAAACGCTCAAAAGGCTCTTGGTAAAGCCTATGAGGTTATTATCGAAACAATGTTAGACACTAACAAGTCTGTTGTTTATGATTCCTCTTTAGTTGGAGCTGCTGCTGACTATCCTCTTACTGGAGATACTTTGCAAGTTAGCACAGCGTTACGATCATTGTTCTTTAATGATGCTAAAAGCATATTGAGAGCAGATGACTTTGATACGCCTTTGTATGTAATTGGTAGCACAGAATTAGAATCTTCTGTAATGGAATACGCTAATCAAGGTGGTGGCAACTCTACAAACTTAGGATTCCAATTTATGGACTATTTGTTCAATTACTCAAATCGTGTGCCTGTAACAAGTGGGAGCCGTTCTACTGGGTATATTATGCCAGGCGGAACAATTGCCCACGCAGTACGTCACACGCCTGAGCAATTAGCGAACGCAGATGCTAAAGGTGGAGCTATCAAGTGGAGTACTCAATTTGCGGAAGAGCTTGGGTTTACTGTTGGATTAACAGAGGAAGATGATTGTGCGGATATTTCAGCACGTTCAGGAGCAGCAGAGCACACAGCAGGTAAAGTAATTAGTTTCAAAGTTGACTTTGACTATATGACAGCAGTTGCTTATAATAGCGATGATACTACATATCCTGGAGGGATCAAAAAGTTTGATTTGCTTTCATAAGAACCATATTCTTTATTTTGATGCTAAAAGGGCAGCCTAGTATTGTCTAGGTTGTCCTTTCTTAATAAAAAAAACTATGTACAACACAACTAAAGTACTTACAGTCTTAAAGGGCATCTTAGGGTGGAGAGACCACTATAATGCTGCCGTTGTTCCTGCTTTGCCTGCTGCTTTAACAGATAGCGAGACAGGGCAATACTACCAAGATGTTCACCCTGCTTTAGATTTGGAGTACATTAAAACAACTTTGAGAGATGATGACACCATAGATGCTTATCTAGCAAGAACGGAAGATATTGTTATCCCTCAAATGCTAAACAAACTAATTGTTTCAAAGCAATTGCAAGATTATTTTAAATCTATTCTTAGACAAAATGTAATTCACAACTCAGACGGGTATTACAAGGATAAGATTATAAACGAAGGGCGTTTTGTAGGTGTTTCTATCCGTGTTCATGCAAATAAAGGCTTAAAGACCGTTATACAAAAAATAGGTTTACAGTCTAGTGCCGTTCAATCAGATTTAGATATTTATGTTTACCACAGTAGCAGAAAAGACCCTTTAGCCGTTGTTCAGTTTAATTCTACAACAGCAGATTCTTTTGAATGGGATGATCTAGAGCAAGAGTTATTTTATGATGATGGGGAGCAGATTGTCGGGGGTGTTTATTATATTGGGTATTATCAGGATGATTTGTCAGGTCAGGCGATAAAATACACAAAACTTAATTGGAATACAGGGTATTGTAAGAGTTGTGATGGTGGTATAGCTAGTTCTTTGTTTAATAAAGTGGCTGCCTATGTTGACATGATGCCCTTTTATGTTCCTTCTGCATCTTTTACAGCTGGAGAATTGTTTGATCCTAATTCAATCATTTATACAGCAGATAACAATTGGGGTTTAAATTTCCAATTTGTTGTACAATGTGATCTTACTCAATTTTGGGTTTCCAATAGTAAGGAGTTTGTAGAATTACAGGGGCTAATGATGGCGCATAGGATTTTAAGAGATATGATTTATTCCCCTAAAATAAACTATGTAGAGGAGCAACTCAAGTTTATGATAATTAGAGACTTAGAAGGGGATAAGGAAACAAAGGCAATGAATATAGAGCAAAGAATAAGCAGGGCAATGAAGGCAATAAATATAGACCAAGGTTCTTTAAATTCTGCCTGCCTGCCTTGTACTAAAAAACCTCGTAGTTTCATAGGCACAGCATAATGAGTATAATAGATAAAATAGAATCGTTAGTAACTTTCTTAGAAAACATTATTCCATTGTCTATAAAGGAAGCATTCGAGGAAAACAAAAACTTTGTATTATCGAAACAAAAAGAGCAACTTTCTAAGGGAGAGTACAAACAAAGTGTTTCTATTAGACCAACTTATAGTCCTGCATACAAGAAATTAAAGAGAAAGTTAAGTAACACGCCAAACCTAAGAGACACTGGCACGTTTTACGATTCGATTCGATTAGATGTCCGTGAAACTTACGCAGAAATAATAACAGAAGACCCAAAGGCAAAGTATTTGTTTAGTAGGTACGAAAGAGCAGGAAACGACCTTTTTGGTTTGCAAGATGGTTCTATAGTCGAGTTTGTGGATGATTTTGTAATACCTATAATAAATAAGAAAATAGATGAGCTTATTAGAACCTAACATACCTGCACCTGTAGATGTAATAGATATAGATGCAGCTATATTGGACTTGCAATATAAACTAACTACTAATTTAAGTTGGTTGTCTAATGGTTATGGGCGTGCTTATTCGCACCTAAGGATTCCAAACACAGGTAAGCAAATGTATTACCCAGAGGTCTATTCGGGAGTTAAAAAGAACGGAGCAACAGATGGTCAGGCGCAATATTATAGAGTAACCTTTGATAGCTCAGTTAATGGTATGTCTTTTTTTGTAGTAGGTAGAGAGAATATAAACGACTTTCAAGAAAACTTATACAATTATCTAAATTATGACTTGGGTATTATTTTTCAGGTGAATTTAGATAGAATAAATAGTGCTTGGTTAGAAACATCTTTATTTACTCAAAACCTAATAGCAGAAGTAAGGGAGTTATTGAGCAGAAATGTACACGAATACTATAAGGTTAGTGTAAACAATATAGTTAGAACCTTTAAAGATGTGTACAAAGAGTTTGCTTTAGATGAGAAAGAAGGGTATAACAAAGCCCCGCATCAACTATTTAGGTTCAATTGTACTTTAAGTTTACCTGAATCTTGCCCTATCCCATTAGATAGAGATCAAGCATTAATAAACAACCTTACACTAAGCGAAATATTAAATACAATATTACCAACAATAGATTTTTCAAACCCTAATGCAGTCGCAGCACTAACCGCACAACAAAGGATTGATTTAGGCATTTAATATATATAGAATATGGAATTTTTAGCCTTTTTTTTAGTCTATCACTATTTACTTATACTCTTTTATAAATGGGATGCTCCCAAGTTTATTAGGAAGTTGCAAAAAACACCCTTACTTGGGCGTTTTTTTTATGACTTATCAGAGTGTGAGTTTTGTATGGAAAATCACATTGCTTTTGCCTTTGCTGCCCCTATATACATCTACACTAGCAATTTAGTTGTTTTTCTATTTGCTATTATGGCTACTGCATTATCTCAACTACTAAAAACACGTCCCAATGATAACTAAAAATATAGGTAACCACACAGTCGTTTTTTATGACAGTGCAGAAGATTTGCCAATACGTAAATATCAAAAGCTCAATAAAAATTTAATGATAGCTTCTCAGGTTGGAGATACTATTGCGGATTACGACACAAGACAGGGAAAAGTAATTACTTTTTTAAAAAAAGATATGCCAAAGGAAGCAGCTAAGGAATTGCAAAACCAAAGGCAATGCTTTTATAATGCCCTAGAAGAATACAGTGCATCAAATATTGCTACAGCTTACTTGGTTTATTCAATCGATGGCATTATATACCTTGGTAGAGATAGTGCCACAATAAGCCAAATAATAGACAAGCTAGATAAAATAGGCTTCACTAAAAAGGCATCAACCAATACAGTACAAGAAGTAAAAAAAAAATTGATACCGAACTTAGATTATATTTCCCTCATCACTTTTCTAACGATATTATTATTTCTAATAGTGTTCGCTTGGAAATGTGTAAAGCTGATTTGGAATATATATTAGAGGTTCAAGGTGCTGATATTAAGATAGAAAAGGCAGAACTAGAACTTTTAAGGCGCAATTTGCCCGATTCTTGGAATGTTTATGTAGAGGGAAATATGGAACTAAGGATTGAAAGGGATTTCGAGCAGTTCTTATTTTCAGTGGCAGAACATACGAAAGAAGATGTTGAAAATATGACAACCTATCGTTTTTATCATCTAATCGACTATATTAAAAAGAAGCAGAAAAATAAAACTTTCAAAAGTTTCTGAAAGTTCAAAACCTTTTGTTTCTGTGGTTGCATTTGTGTATATTGTATACGCGTTAATATAAATAATAGTTTATGAGCTTCATGAATTTTGATGACATATATAGCAATGAGGGTTTAGATCAAGCAAAAAAGGATTTGCTAGAGCTAAAACAGATTATTATGTCCTTAGCGGTGGATGCAAATAAGCGAGCTAAGATAGTTAACCCCTCTGATACGGAAGCGGTTAAGAGCATGGTTAATGAGGTTGAGAATCTAAAAAAACAAAATAAGGCATTAGTTGATTCTCTAAAAGAAGTAGAGGGAGCACAACAGCGGAACAACCAAGAACGTGCAAAGTCTAAGCAGAAAACAGATGAAGAGATAAGAGCGATCATTGTAGAAAGGGAGGCTCTTAAAGCTAGAACAGCAGAGATTAGGGCAGCCGTTAGAGTTCAACAAACACAAATAGGAAGTTTAGACAACCTAAATGCGCAACTCAAACAATCTACACTCCAATATAACAAAATGGGTTCTGCTCAAAAGAAGAACTCAGAGGAGGCGGTTGAATTGAGAGCTAAGATAGTATTCTTAAAAAATAGTATCAAAACACTAGGGAACGAAACGAAAACAGCCTCACAAAAGGTTAGTTTCTTTGATAAAGTAAATAAAGGGTTAACCAAGACCTTAACTCGTTTATTTGTAGGTAGAACAATAGTTGATGGTATTTTTAGAATGGTGTCAGGGCTTGGTAATTTGCTTACAAAAAATGCTGAAACAGATAAAAGCCTAGGAGCTTTACAAAGTTCTTTTAAGAGCGTAATGAAAGGCATCGAAGGGATAGGATTGGTTGTCTTAAAAGCAATTGCCCCCTTTTCTGGCTTAATTGGGGCAGTTGGTACTTTGTTAAAGAATATGACTGGTGTTTCTAGTGTTAGCCAAGAAGCAACAGATAGTTTTTTTAACCAATTAGACAAGGTTAATAAGTTAGAAAAGAGCGTACTCCCATTAGCGGACAAGTACGACAAACTAAGTAAAAAAACAAA